CGAGTGACAGGTGAGGAGAGACACGACCATGCAACACCCAAGCCTGTTGAAATGATGGAAAGGGCAATTAAGAGCAGTACACCAGATGATGGAGTTGTGATCGTACCATTCAACGGCACAGCTCCTGAATTGATAGCATGTGAAAGATTAGACCGCAAATGTAGGGGAATAGATATTGAACCAAAGTATGTAGCAGTTACGCTTGAAAGATGGGCAACATATACAGGACAGCAACCAGAACTTATTTTACAGATTTGACACTAATATGGCTAAATTGAACGGTTGGAAACCAGCATTTATAGAAGCACTGAGGCAGTCAGGTAACGTGCGTGCAGCGTGCCAGAAGGCTAACATCACCAGGCAGGCTGCTTATAGTGCCAGATCAAAACAGCCCACATTCAAACTGGCATGGGACAATGCGCTGGCTGATGCAGTGGATGCGCTGGAACTAACAGCTTGGCGCAGGGCGCACGAACACAGTGACGGTCTAATTAAGTTTCTACTCAAAGCACATCGCAGGGAGCTTTACAATCCAGCTACAAGCCATGAAATTAGTGGTAAAGATGGTGCTGATATAAAACTAGTGGTCAATTGGGAAGGCAAAGATGACTAACGAAATGCAACTAAACGCCAGCCCACATGCAGGGCAAGCCGAAGTGCATAACAGCGATGCACGTTTCAAGGTTCTGAGTGCTGGACGTAGGTGGGGAAAAAGCAGGCTGGGAGTTTTTTCTTGTTTAGAGGCATCCTTTAATGGTGGCCGCAGTTGGTTCGTTTCCCCCAGCTATAAGTTAGCGGCAGTCGGCTGGAGGAGTATTAGTCGTATTGGTGCATCAATACCAGGCGCAGAAGTGAAACAGGGTGAGCGTTTAGTATCATTTACTAATGGTGGTAGCGTGCAGGTTCGGTCGGCTGATGATCCAGACAGCTTGAGGGGAGAAGGGCTTGACTATGTTGTGCTGGACGAAGCCGCATTCCTGCAAGAGCGGTCATGGTCTGAGGCTATACGCCCTGCGCTTAGTGACAAGAAAGGTGCAGCACTTATGATCAGTACGCCATCTGGACGAAACTGGTTCTGGCGTATGTATCAAAGGAGCAACAGTCAAGATAACTGGGCATCATTTAGCTTTCCAACCAGTAGCAACCCATACATTGACGATGCGGAAATTGAGGCAGCCAGGAACGACTTACCAGAGATGATATTTCAACAGGAGTACGAGGCTAAATTCATGGAACATGGTGCAGGTGTATTCAGAAAAGTAATGGCTGCAGTCAATGGCGATACAGCACCAACCACAGGCAGTTATGTTATTGGTTGTGACTGGGGACGCCAAAAGGATGCCACAGTGTACACAGTGCTGAATGTCGATAGCGGTCATGTGGTGGAGATAGATCGCATGGTGAAAGTAGACTTCCAAACGCAAGTCAGCAGGTTGCAAGCGTTATGGGAACGCTATCCAGGCGCAGAGATCATATCTGAGTTAAATTCAATGGGTGCGCCCATAACAGAGAGCCTTATTAATTCTGGGTTGCCTGTAACAGGTTTCAATACAACAGTACAAAGCAAACAACAAATTATTGACGGTTTAGCACTTGGGTTTGAGCGTGGTGATCTGCATATCCCACGTGACCCAATTCTTATCGGTGAATTGCAGGCCTACGAAAGCAAACGTCTACCAAGTGGGCGCACATCATATTCTGCACCAGATGGAATGCACGATGACTGCGTGATGTCATTGGCGTTGGCATGGTCTGGCAGGGAAAGCGCTGAACCAATAGTGTTGTTATCGATATAGGGGTTATTATGGCAGGATACAAAACAATTTATGAGGATCGAGGTTATAAAGCTATAGTAGGAATTCCTGGCTGGGCAGAGGACTTTAACGAAAGGTCAGCCCAACAAACTGCAAGCACTGCTGTGGGCGCATGGGGCACAGTGCCGTTGTTATACAGGGCGGTCAATTTGCGGGCAAGCAGTCTAAGCAGTGTTCCGTTTGTTATTTTCAAAGGTGATCAAGAGGTAGAGTATCCATTAGAACCCGACTTGGCATCGGTTATATATCAAATGGAATTAGGCTTGTTGCTTACAGGTGCAAGCTATTGTTTGAAACAATATGTGGGGCGCATTCTAACTGGTGTGCAAGTGCTAAACCCGACAACAGTCAAATGGGAATATAAGCATGGACACAATGTGTTTACGCAGCAGGTTGGCGGTAAGACTTTCGGACCGTTCTCAGATGACATGATGGTGGCGATGCGTGAGCCAAGCATGACGGCTGACACAGGTGCAGGGCTGCCACCTGCAGAAGTGGCACTGAGTGCAAGTCAACTGCGTTTCAACATGCAGGAGTTTGCCAGCAAGTTCTTTGAAAGCGGTGCAATGCCTGCCACATTGATCAGCACCAGTAGCAACCCGAATGCTGCAGAAATGGAGCGTGCGCAGTCATTCTTTCGTAGGTCACTTAGTGGCGTATCAAACGCCTGGCGAACTTTGTTTTTACGTGGTGATATATCAGTCAAAACGCTAACGCCAGAAATTAAGTCATTAGCCCTCAAAGAGCTACATGACCATGTCACCCTTGATATTGCCAGTGCGTTAGGCGTCCCCAGATCAATATTAGAAAGTGACGCTGCCAACTATGCGACTAGCCAGACAGACCTGCACAGCTTTTGGCACATGACAATTAGACCTAGACTGCCATTGTTTGAGAACGCTATAAACCTGCAACTGTTTAGCGGTACAGACTACAGCTTGCAATTTACTCCAGAAAACCTTGACGTATTTCAAGAGGATGAGAGTATACGCGCGGCTAGTTTATTGCAGTTGGTTACGGCTGGTGTGGCACTTGAGGAAGCAATGTCAATGCTGGGTTATGATCCACTAGAGAACAAACCCGAACCACCTGTGGAAATAGTGGTGGAACAGGATGCTGAGGAAGCACAAGTGGCAAGTGAGTTGGCCACCTGGCAACGGTTCGCATTACGCAACCTAAACAAGACTAACCAACGTGAATTTGAAACCCATCATGTACCTGCATATATGGCAGATCAGATAAAGCAGCATTTGAACAAAGCAAGCACGCCAGAGGAGGTTAGAGTGGCTTTCGAGCCACGTAGCTTTCTGGGTTGGCAAGGCTACACTAACACAGCAGTTTGACAAGATAGATAACAGGGCAGAACGTGACATTAGTAAGATCGAAAAGCGAGGCGAACAGTTGATAGCAGAAGCATTAGAAAAGCAATTGCGGTTGGCATTGCCCAACGAAAAAGAAGTAGACAATGCGGTGCAACGGTTGCAGCTTGGTGCGGAGTATGTACAGGATGCCATGACCACATTCATAAATGACAGTATTTTATTAGGCGTTGATGTGGGCAACCAGGAGATCAATGTGTTTTATGGTGAGGAAAAAGCACTTGACGACATTGATCTTGGCAGCGTGGCTGGTGACGCAATTGGCTGGGTTACACAAAGGGTACAAACGCTAATGCAGGAGTTGAACCAAACCAGCAGGGAAACTTTGACTAAAATGATCACACAATGGAAAGAAAACAACCTGCCATTTAGCGAACTAATAGCCACATTGGAAAAGGCTGGCTGGGGTTTTGATCCACGCAGGGCTAAGATGATAGCGGTCACAGAGGCAACAAGGGCTTTCAATAAAGGCAAGCTGATGATGGCTGCAGCCAGTACTCTAACAGTTCATAAACGCTGGATCACTAGAGGCGATGAGAGGGTTTGCCCGATCTGCGCCAAGCTGGGCACAATGCGCTTTAGAGTGGGTGAAGGTATAAGTCTTGGTGCAGACTTTGAACACCCAGGCGGTACAGGTGCTGCAGCACAGTTTGCTGGGGAATTATTTATGCAACCACCAGCACACCCAAATTGTGGCTGTAAGATCAGGCTGGTAGCATTGGGGTTAGCAGTGCCGTTCACTGGTACAGGACCATACAATTAATTATGACTAGAGTGACCATGACCATAGACGACAGCAAGATCAGACAGCAGCTAAAAGTGCTAACTGTTATTGCGCCTAAAATGCTAAATGCGGACTTGAATAAAGCTATGGAAAAGGCAGCCGAAAAGGTAAGACATTATCCTGCTAAATTGTCTAACCAAAAATACAAGAGAACATTTACGTTTTTTAGAAGCGTCAAAGTCACCAAAGCCAAAAGAACAAGCGGTGGTGGGCATTGGGTCAGAACGGCTGCACTAAGTACCAACGCCAGACAGAAAGGCCGTGGATA